AGCCACGAAAGGAGGGAGCCATGAATGAACGCGCATTGGAACTAGCCACCGCGCTGGAGGCTGAGCTTTTGGGGCAGTTTGACAAGCTGCAGGCGACAATGCAGCGACCAGAGTTCGCATCGTTTCCGATCGACGAGCGCGCCCAAATCGAGCGCAAACACGCGGAAATCAGCGGACTGATGACTCAAGCGGATTTTATGAAGTATCAAATTTCGAGACTATGAACACACCAGAAAAAAAACTATCGGAATCCCTGCTTGCTGCCTGCAAAGCGGCGGGGATTGAATCGCCCAGGTATATCGCGCAGAATGCAAACGGTAAAGTGATCCACCACAATGAGAATCCAACGAGACAAGGGTGGACTCACATTTGGGGGAATGGAGGATCTCCTAAGCGGTTAAACCACCCACCCTACGCCGACAACTGGCAAGAGAGCTTGCTGGAGTGGGTTGGCAAACCATCTGCCGCATGGGATGATTTTGTCACTGGAGTTGAGCAACACACTGGCGCGATTGCTAGTTGCACTGCCGACAGCAAGCCGCAAGGCGAGCCACTAGCGGACGTTCTAGCGCGGCATCCTGACCATGTTGCTGATACCAGCAAAAAGGTCGATGACGCTTGCGATATCGCGTATCATTCGCACCTAGAAAAAGGCAATGTCTATCGTTGGAGCCGTCTTGATTGCTACCGCGCTGCATGGCAGGATGCGCTTACATGGAAAGGAGGCGGCGATGACTAACGAACAAATCAATATCGCGATTGCGGAATCATTGGGCTACATGGACATTTACCGCTGTGGATCAAGTGGCAAACGCACTGAACAAGGTTTATTGCATGGCAAACTACTTTGTGGCACTCTCGATCAACCATCCCCAAACTACGGGCGCCAATATGTTTTCATAAAGCGTTATACGCATTGTCTCAACGCAATGCACGAAGCTATGTTGGCGCATCCGCGAAAGCAGCTACTGAGAAGTTTTCTTTACTTAGAAGCATTAGAAGACCCAAAAAACACAACAAATGAACCAGCATGGGCAACAGCCAAGCAATGGGCAATGGCTTACGTGCGATCAATCGGAAAATGGGAGGATAAACAATGACTAACAAACAAAAGCAAGCGCGAGTCTCGCACCTTTTCCGCAAGCGACGAAGCTTATGGTGGGTAATGCTAGACAATTGCAACCCCGCATGGGAGCTGGCATACAACCTCGGCTGGGAAGGCATGAGGAAGCGACATAAACAAAAACCATGAAAATCTCAGACATCATCGAAATCGTCGCGGCAGAAATGGACGTTGACCAGGAAGAAATCACCAGCAAAAGCCGAGTGCAAGAAGCAGCAGACGCTCGTGCAGTCGTGCAGGCTGTCATGCGGGACAGAGGCTGGATTTACTCTAGGATCGCATTAGTTTTCAGCACGGATCACGCCACAGTTATGCACAACTGCCGAAAGATCGAACAGGCGCGCGCCATGGTTAAAGCTTACGATGCTGTGCAAGCGGCAATCAAAAATCTCCCCATCGAGTGATGGACGGGAACTAATGCCTCTGCTCCCGCATGTTCAGGCGCGAGGAGCAGGGGCAAACTCAATCCGATTTCACGCTTGCCAAGCGCTCAGATTTCTGTATCTTGCTTCCGTGACCACTACCACGGTTCATGCTATTGTCGGCAAACTCTACATGCTCGGAATCGGAATCAGCGAAGCGCAAATCTTCGTCATCACCGATGGGAAAACCATGCGCGAAATCGCCACTCAAGCCAAAGCAAGCTTGGTTTTTGTGAATAACAAGCTCTGGAGTCTGACTCAAAAGGGCTACATTGCCAAGCGAGCCGGCAGACCTTCGACATACCACCTCACCGCAGCAGGCAAGCGAGCAATCGCTGAACTGACCAGCGCAGAATCAACGAGATGAACTCATTCCTCCAAGCGATCGAAAATCTATCACGGCGCAAAGTGATGCCTTCGTGGTTCCGTTGGCGTGAGTGGTCAGCGATGGCACCGGCAATCCGCAATCGTTCGTTTTTCAGCGCCACAGTGACCTCAGCGCGCGTTCTGAATAAAATGCGGAACATGTTGCTGGACTGGCAGGCTGACGCCACAGAGGAGATCGTGGACGTCAACACGGGGCAGGTCGTGACAGTCTACAAAGAGACGGGACTCGCCAAGTTCCGCGAGAAGTCGGCAGAGTTTTTGATTCAGGAAGGACTGGCTACACCGGCAGACTACAAGGACCAGAAAATCACCAACGTGATTTCAAACGCTCGCTTGCAACTCATTTACAACACCAATCTTGAGCAAGCTTCGACCTTCGCTCAATGGCAGGGCAGAATGCGCAACGAGGACTGGCTCAATCTTAACCCCGCGGCACGCTTCGTCCGACGACCGGGTGCGCGCATCAAGCGGCAGCGCCATGTCGAAGCCGAGGGTGACGTTCGACGATGGGATGACTTCGCCTATTGGCAGTTCCAGAACGCCTCAGACATCGGCGGATTCGACGTGCCATGGGGTCCATTCGGGTTCAATTCATACATGATTCAGGAGCCGGTCAAACGTGCCGAAGCCGAGCGCCGCAAGCTGGTCAGAAAAGGCGAACGGGTCAAAGCTCCGAACGTCGCTCAATTCGGCGTTGACCTCGGAAAGCAATTCAATGCTGGGGTCGATGCGAACATTGACGACCTCACGCCCGAACTGGCAAACGAGGCACGGCAGACGATCACCGACCGTCTCGGACCGCAGGCAATCGGCAGAGACGGAAAACCAACACTCGATGCGCTGAGACAGGCGCTAAGGATGTGATAACCAAGATTTTAACGACCCATGAAAACACGTCAAGCAAAAAAAAATGACCCATTGGAAAATCAAGGGAAAAAGGTTCGAGGGCGTCCAACTTTGGCGAATGACGAGCGCAAAAACAAGATCCTCGACGGAATCTCAAAAGGAACGCCATTGACGGTCATTTGTCGTGAAATTGGCATTGCTGACTCGACAGTGCGGGATTGGATGGGAAATGACGAAACCTTTTCACGCGACATCGCACGCGCGAGAGAACTGGGATTCGACGCGATAGCAATGGAGGCGCTGAGGATAGCCGACACGCCATTGGAGGGCATCGAGCATACCGACACACCAGACGGTCCGAGGATCAAGCGTGCCGACATGCTGGGGCATCGCAAGCTACAAGTCGAGACACGTCTCAAGCTGCTCGCGAAGTGGGACCCGAAACGTTACGGCGACATGGTTCGCCAAGAGATCAGCGGTCCAGACGGCGCTCCGATTACTCAAGCGACTGTTTCACTCTCACCTGAGCAAGAAGGAAATCTAAAGGATCTTGTCGAACTAGCGAGAGGCAAAGCGAAAAAATGACCCCGACAGAATTCTGCGTTCGTGTTCTAGGTATAGTGCCATACCTCTGGCAGTGTGAAGCCATGGAGTCGGTCGCGATGGAACAGCCGACCAGCGTAGTCGCGGCGAACGGCAGCGGAAAGACGGCGCGCCTTGTGGCTCCGCTCGTTCTCTGGTTCCTGCATGAGTTCCCGCGTGGTCAGTGCATCTTCACGTCAGGCTCGTGGATGCAGATCGAGAAGCAGCTCTGGGGCGCCGTCAAAGTCTATCAGCATCGGTTCCCGCATTGGCGATTCATGAGCGAGGAACTGCGCACACCCGAGGGTGGCTATGCTTTCGGATTCTCGACCGACAACCCGGGACGAGCGGAAGGTCATCACCCGAAGATCGGCGGCGATGTGGATCCAGTTTTTCTCATCATTGACGAAGCCAAGACGGTGCCGGACTGCATATTCGAGGCGTTCGACCGATGCACGCGGAAGTTCGAGCTTTGGGTGTCATCGCCTGGAGCGCCGCGGGGTCAGTTCTACGACAGCTTCCACAAGAACGCATCGCTCTACAAGACGATTCGCGTGCCATCCACAGACTGCGCACACATCAGCGCTGAGAAGCGGGAGTTGGATCGCCTGAAATATGGCGAATCGCACCCGCTCTACCGGTCCAAGCATCTCGCCGAGTTCACCGAGGACTTCGACCGCTTGGTGCTGGCGCCTGACCTTTTGCGTAATGCACTCGACATTCAGCCAAAGCCAGCGCCGTTCGGTGAGGTAGTGGCGTTCTGTGACTTCGCAGCAGGGCGTGACGAAAACGTTCTGGCAATCCGACGCGGCAATCACGCTCGCATCGTCAAAGCATGGCAAGAGCGGGACACAGTGCAGGCGGCACGGGAATTCATACGGATGTTTGAAGCGGAAGGACTAAGCGCCGGTCAGGTATGGGGCGATGCTGACGGACTAGGCACCGGCTTCTGTGACCAGTTCGCTGAGCTTGGCTGGCACATCAACCGCTTCCATGGCGGCAAGCCTGCGAGCGAGAAGGACGAATACGCAAACCTTATCGCGCAGGTGTGGCACGTTGCCAGTCGTGAGCTGGAGCGTGGACGAATACACGTCGGCGAACTCGATCCGATGACATTCTCGCAGATCACTACACGGAAAAGCGAGTGGAATGAAACGGGCAAGTTGCGTGTCGAATCAAAGGAAAAGATGGCAGCGAAAAGCATGAAATCACCGGACCGCGCCGACGCATTGCTTGCTTGCATAGCACTCGGCAGTCGCATCAGCGGAGCCATGACGGGGGCAGCATCGGTTACCACATCGCGGAACACTTTCGCCAGTCGAACGGTTCGAGGGTTTAACGCTCTGTAAATTTGAGCTTGCCATTGGCTGCATTGCGTGCTATTGCCATGCTCACCATGACCGCAGACGAACGAAAGGGCATCGTAGCGCCTTTGCCAGCTTCCTACCGCACGCAGGACTATGACCTTGCCAATGTAACGCCAGAGCAAGTGCGTAGCATTCTGCGCAACGTGCGCACCGGCAAGCTGGAGGATCAGGATCGGCTTTTCCGAATGATGGTCGATTCTTGGTCGCGTCTGCGTAAGTGCATCAACGAGATCGCTGGTAATGTCACGGCATTGCAGATCGAGATCAAGCCAGGTATTCGTGAAGGTGCTGAGGAGCCAACACCGCAGGCATTGCAGATCCACGAAACAGTAGAACGAGCGCTTGAATCATATGCACCGCGTCCGAGCCATTGGGAACTCGACACAAAGGGCATGATGCGTGCGCTGATCGACGCCTACGCCAAAGGAATCAGCGTGGTGGAAATCATCTGGCACACCGAGAACGGCATCGTCTCACCGCGCTGCTACGCTCCAGTGCCTGCCAAATATCTCGCCTATCCATCAGCATCGAACGAGATTGACCGACTGATGATGGCACCTAACGGCGTGAACTACGACACGCTCATTGACTTCCCGCCTGACAAGTTCTTGATCGCCATCTGGCAGCAAGGAGGCTGTCATCCAATCCATTCCGCCAACCTTCGAGCGCTCACAAAGTTCTGGCTCGGTGCGATTTATGGGCTTGGATGGTTCATGCAATACGCGCAGTTGTATTCGATCCCGTGGCGACATGCGGAAACAGACGGCAGCGACGAGGCAATGATGAAGGCGCAGGAGATGCTGGAGAACATTGGCACCAGCGGCTATGCTGTCACTGGACCTGGGGTCAAGTTCTCCATCATGGACGGCATCAAGGGCGGCGAATCGTTGCCACAGGTGGCGCTCATGAATGAATCAGACAAAGCGTGCGACATTCTGATGCTCGGACAAACTCTCACCACAGACGTGGGCGACAGCGGAAGCCGAGCGCTTGGTGACGTCCACGCGACAGTGCGCGGCGACATTCTGCAAGCGGTCGCGACATGGATCGGGCAGGTCGTGACAACTCAGTTGATTCCATCAA